GCTCAGACTTTGAAATCTCTTAACGCTGAAAAGCAAGCACTTCGAGTCGTGCTTGCTTTTCAGCGTTAAGAGATTTCAAAGTCTGAGCGTCAATAAACCCTTGCTTCTCTTTCTGCTGGTTTGCAGCAAAGCTTGTCGCTGCTCCAGTCAGATCTTCATTCGATACACCCTGAGCCTTGGCTTCTCGGAGCAGTTTAACGAATTCAGACCGAGCGGCTTTCTGACGCAATTCAAAGGCGTAGGCTTCGTCATAGCGTGCGTTTTGAGCGTTCAGAACTCCTTCAATCTTACGCTCAGTGGCTAAACGATCATTTGCCGCTTGCTCTGTCTTCCTTTGCGTGTCAGCCTGCATTTCCTGAATAACAGCGGCTTTCTCCTGTTCCTGCAAGACTTTGAACGAAGCGGTTACCTGCTTCAGCGTTCGTGCCTGATCGGAATTAAAGTTACCGAGCATTTTCTCCTGATGTACAATCTCGGAGATGACTCCCAGAAGTGCTTTTCGCTCCTGTGTCTGTCTCTTGGTCAATGCGTATATGCGGTCCCCTTTATGTGCTTGATCTTCCAACCTCTGATTCTGGCGACTAAAGATTTCTGAGATGGAAGATTGCAGTTCGGCGTCACGCTCCATACGCCTGCGGATAGCGTTCGACGCTTCCATTCGGTCTTCGGCTTCCTGCTTACGCTGCTGCTGTTCGTACTTGTGCATCTCAGCGACACGCTGAGACTCCAGCAACTTAGCGTCAGAGATACGCTTCTCCAGATCTGCAGTTTCTTTCGCTGCACGGATGCGGTAAGCGTGAGCCTCTTTATCGAACTGATGCACTCTCTGGCGGTTGGCAATTATCAAAGCCGTCATTCTGCCATCGGCTTTAATCTGTTCGTCAATGAATGCCTGGACATGTGCCCCACCTTGGTCTGGGGCACTGCCGGGATAGAACGGGGATGCTGTGGACTTGGAGAAGTCAACAAATCTCTGCTCCACCAACTTCAAGCCCTGCATGATCGGCGTGGAGTCTAAGGAGATAGTTGCTGCAATGTCCGTGACGCTCTTGCCCGCTGTCATTTCTTCGTCCCTATCATTCGCATCATAGCCTCAAACCCACTCCTGATAGCAGAAATGGGTTTGGCTATAACTGCAGCAGCTTTGTAGGCGTAGTCCTTTTGCAGTGTCCATTCCTTTACGTCACAAGGTTTGACCTTGGACTTCGGAGCATGGAAGCGAATGTCATTGGCTGCGACAATCGCGAGCAGATCATCGGTCATGCCCCACTTGTAAGTCTTCCAGTAATTCCAGTGCTGGTCGAACTCGGACATGGGCATGGCAGAGATTTCTGCCAAAGACTTCCCCCAACGACTGCAGAGGAACAAGACGAACCACTGCCTGTCGTTGGGAGTTATCAGTTTTTTGCTGCGGGGGTTTCTGTCCAAACCTCACGCAACAGATTCAGCAACACTTCCGACTGCTGGAAACTGACAGTCTCCATGTAATGCTCGATGACTCGATTCAGGTATGCCGGCTCAAGTGCGTCGAGGATCTGGCGGATGCTGTCAGTTTCCAGAACGGTGACAGACCATACCTCGGCGTTCTGGTCATGCAGCGAGTTGACCAGTTGACCGAGGAATGGTTTGCCGTTGTCGAACAGGCAGATCAACTGTCGCAGTGCATTGAAGTGCAGGTACGACACTTTATCCACATCGTTGTCGATCTTCGGCAGGCTCTTCACTGCGGAGTAAAACGCAGTGATGATTGCCATCGACGGTTCAACAATTTCTGAGGAAGGAGAGAACGGTACAGTAACACGCTTCAGAGGAGCAAAGATCATGGGAGTCTCGCCGAATGGGGTTAAGGGGTACGAGGTACTTGATCAATCAGGTGGCAATTGCGAAGCTGATGCTGTTCAGCTTGAACACCAGTTCGACGGTGCTGCGGCTGGCTTGGTCATCAGACAGAACAGTACCGGCTGGTGTGCAGGAGTTGCAGTAGCCGTTGACAGTGATAACAGGTCCAGTGGTTTCGCCTGCATTGGCCGGAAACTCGATCAGCAGGTTGCCGGATCGACCGTCCATGAATGCGGCAATCTCTCGACCACCGTAAGCCGTGTCAGGGTCCCAGTCAAGCGTCAGTGTGATGGTACCGAGGTCAACCATCTTACCAGCCTGGTACTGGCGAATCAGGTTGCCCCAAGCGTCCAGTGCCGTGTTGCTGCAGGTGGTTTCAACGTCGCCACGAGTGAAGCCGGACCAGTTCGGCCCGTCTACAAGGCACATGTACACATCACTGCTTGCATCGACCGGATCAGGTGCTGCACCGCTTCCTGTGGGCACACTGGTCTGCTCGAAGAACTTGACTCGAATACGACTCGTATCGCGAATGGGCATCAGAAAACCTCCTACAGAGTAGCCTTACCAGTGAACGAAAGGAGAATCACAGTCACGTCAGGATTTGACTGACCAGTCTTGGCTTCCATTGCCTCTCCCGAGGATAGAAACCTAATGTAGTTGATGAACACGCCAGTACCTGTAACGCTATGAGAGGTGAGTTGCGTTCTACGATTGCTGACTACTGGCTGTAGGATGTTCAGCACCGCATTCGCTAAAGCCTTACGCTGAGCATTGTCATGTGCGATACAGGCAATGTCAAGGTTGAAGGATACAGTTTCGGTCTCTCCCAGACCTTCAGAACAGTGCATAGGCGACTGTTCGCCTAAGTCCCAGTAGATGTAGCCGTAGGGATGCTTCTGCAGATCCAGAGACGGCATGAAGCCTGCTTTGGCGACAGTAATGGACTTGCCGGAGATTTTGATTCCACCCAGCAAGGACTGAATAGCTGTGTCCAGATTGTAAGGACTCATGTGCTGCCCTTCTTCAGACCCTCTATGAGTTTCTGGCGGAAGATAAACAGAGTGCTGGCTCGGTGTCGGTCTACCACGTTCTGCAGTATATCGTTACCAGACCAAGCGTGCTTTCTTTTACCAGCCCAAGGGCCTTTCTTGTCTACGCCTGTGGCACCTCTCAGGAAGATGTGCCAGTAGTTTGCAGGACGCTTACGGCGATTCTTATTCTTTAGGGATTCAGGTCTCGTACCAAACCTCCTGCGAGCCATTGCCTTGACTTCTCTTGGCTGGGATGACTTGGAACGATAGTAACTGATTCTGCCGTGCTTGGCCAGTCCCTTGATCCGACCAGTGTAGATTTGCTGGTACCTGCCGTTTGTGTTGTTCTCCGGCCTTACGTTCGGGTTGATGTATTCGAGGTGAGCCTTGTCGATACCAACTACACCATAGTAACGGTAGGATCTACGCTGGCTCTGTCGAACCTTTGTTCGTACTGCTCGGAATGTGGCACCAGTAGACTGTGGCGGAAGTCTGGTAAATGATCCGTTCTCTTCACGCTGCATACGATCGAACTCAGCGTTCGCAAGCACTTCAGCCTTGAGGCTTGTTTCGATAGGCTGAACTGCAGCACGGATAGCACGACGCACAACCTTCTTCTGTATTTTCTCCGCAAGAGCATCGAAGTCCTTACGGAACTTCTGATCAATGGTGAATCTTACTTTGAGGTTGTTCTTTGCCATCAGATCATCGTCGGAATAAGTTTCTGTGCGATAGGTTGTGCTACGTTGTCAACCAGTCGGATATGGATCTTCTTGCAGTCGCCCCAAGGATCAGTTGCCTGACCAACAACTGCGTACACCTTTTGTCCGCCTACCCATACACAGTACATACCCTCGGTCACGGCACTGGCTGGGCGGCACCACTGACCGATAGCAATGAATTGCTGTTCGGTCTGTACGATTCCTTGGGCTGATATCTCGAAGGGCTTCTGTGGTACCTCCAGAGCGAAGGGACCACGGTAGTGTTGTTCGAAGCCCTGTTCAAGTTCGCCAGAGGCATTGCTCTTCGTACTGGGAGTCCAGAACTCCAGCATGAAGCGAAGGTTCGGTCGGCTTCGGCGGTTGTGCTTGTTCATCCGCGACTCACCTTACTCCAGTCTTCAGCAACGTACTTGATAGCACGCATGTCATTCAGCAGGTTGTGATCTCGAAGAGCACAGTAGCCTTGTGGGAGTTCTGAGACTGGATTGTCACTTACTGCATCTCGGAACTCGTACAGATGGTAGGCAAGGATCTTGATTGCCTGAACTGTGCTGCGAGGAATTTCTGAGAAGGAAGAGTAACCAGTTTGGTACGCGACTGTAATCGGGTACGGCTGGTCATTGTCAATGTCGGTGAACAGAGCGGACCAGTCTTTGCACCACAGCTTGCTTGGCTCGTGTGGGTAAACGGTGTAGTTGGCACTTGAGATATTAGCAGTCGTGCCGTCGTACTTCTTGTAGCTGAACGTGGTCAGGCTGGTGACTCTGCCGAAAGGCAACACCAGCAGACGATCTGCGGCCAGGAACGCTTCGTAAGGCAAAGACAGGTTCGCTGTCTTGCGGAGCAGGAATCGCCACTGTTCCTTCTCACAGATCGTCATGCTGGTATTGATCAGCCCGACAATGTCTACCGGAAGTTCCGAGTCCGGCGTCTCAGGGTCGAAGCCGATGTTTCGCTTTACATCATTGATGAACGCCTGAGTAATCAGCGTTGATGCTGCGGCTTCCGTTGAGAGGTCGATGTAAAGCGGCATACGAAACCTCTGGTATAACAAAGAAACCCGTCTATGATCCACGTCACCGATAGCGGGAGAGGTGGGACGGGCGTGTTACGCAAAAACCGCACAGAGTCACCCCCATCGAACTCTGTGCGGTCGTACCCGTGAGGGCACTTTCAAGGTACTGGCATTGGCCTGCAGATCAGGTCAGGGTGCCAGTGCCTGTCGGGGTAAGATCGTCTCGGCGGTGCATTGTCGTAACCAATGCAGCAGCCTTGATCGTATTGGTGTTGGTACCGTTGACACGGTACACGACGGACTTGAACTGAACACCGGCCTGATTCTCGGCAAAGCTGACTTCCTCGCTGTCGAGTTCCAGAGCACAAGCAGTCGTACCGCTGGTGAAGACAACCTGCTTGATCAGGGTGAAACCGGAGGTTCCTGCTGTGACGGTGGAACCGTAAGCAGCGATGGTCAGGTTCCCGGTCAGGGCCGCACCGGCGACAACCAGAACGGCCTTGTCCATGATCTCGGTGATGACATGGGCGTTTGCAAGAGAACCAGTCAGGGTGATCGTGCCCAAGGGCACAATCATGTACTTGCTGGTCAGGTGAGTGAACTTCTGATTGGCCATAGTAGAACATCCTTCTGGATGATTTGAATGAAAGCAGAAAGGGGGGAGGTGGGGTAACGTCGGCGGCTCAAACTTCAGTTACCCCACCTCCAAAGGGATCAGGCAGTGGCTTTGTCCAGAACAACAAACGGTGACAGCGTCAGACCGCCGTTCTTCGGCTGGAACGTGGACTTCCACCACGGGCGAGCATCGTCGAAGCTGGTGAACAGGAACACTTCTTCACGCTCAAGGAATCGCACATGGATCGAGCGAGTCATCGTAGCAGAACCACGTTCGCCGAACAGCATCTGCGTCGGATTCACGCAAGCCAGGAAGTTGTCGTTCCACTCGCTGATCAGGTTGCCGTCCTGTCCGGTTGTGATGCCGGGCATGTACTCGGTCCAGATAATCGGGCGACCCAGCAAGGTATCCGGCAGTTCTCCGCCAGTGGACGGGTAGAACAGCTTGGTGATACCGGCGTTGTTCGGCGACTCGATCACCAGAGTGAACAGAGTGTCGTACAGGTCCAGAGGTGCCAGCCAGACGGCGTTCTCGTAGCCCCAGACACGCTTACGCATCTTCAGGACATTCAGACCGCTGACGATGCTGGAAGTCGCCTGACCGCTTTCACGCTTCACGCTAAGCAGAGCAGCATTGTTGCTGTTCAGCATACCCAGAGGGCGACCGACGCCGTTACCGTTGAGCAGTTCATCCATGCGGAAGGAACGTGCTTCCTGACGCAGACCCTGATCAATCAGAGAGGCAATCGAGATCGGGCTGTCGGCCATCAACTGATTGGTGACAGCGGCAGCACCGTTGATCTCATGGGCCTTGAGGCTGACCAGTTCCATCGCGTTCTTGGTCATCGTCGGAATCGACGTTTCCTTACCGCGATAGACATTGAATCCGCCAGTCACGCTGTTGCGATGGTCTTTGTCAACTCGGCAAGGAATATCGACAACCGGAGCAGACATGCTGATGCGAGTCATCAGACCGCTGATACGATCGGCTTCAGGTTCCAACTGCATCACGGTGTTGATGAAACCCCGAGGAACCATGATCCCCTGTGCTTCCCAGTTGGCCTTGCTGAACTCGTCTGAACCTACCGCATCCATGACGACTCGCTTCAAACGAGGGTCAGCGTCGTCAGGATTCCGAGTGCGGTACAGGTTGACGACAGCGTTCAGATAATCTCGCTGATCAATAAACCCGTACTTGTCCTTGTCCTTCTCCCATGCGGGGCGAGTGCTAACACCGCCGGCAAGGTTTACGACAAGACCACCGACAGCATTCGACACGGCTGCGGTAGACAGTGCGGCGTTACGACGTTCAGCAAGGCCAACTGCCGTAGTGTTGAGGCAGTTCACAACCGCCTCAAGG